AAATAAAACTTGTCACCGCCTAAGTGATTAGGCATTACAAAACTACCATGTAATTTGTTATCGTTTATTTGTGCAAACATTAAATCTAGGGCAGTATCAATCGCCTCATCTACCTCTAGAATGTTGTTATAAAAGAAATCGTGTAAGGTATAGCAACCGTCTGCTAATCCTAATTGTCCGTTATCCATTACAAATAACGGTGTTGCGCCAAACTCGGCATATTCGTCAAAACACTCTGATTCTTTTCTACCGATGCAAAGATATAATTTTTTTTCTGTTCGGACAAAGTCAGCATCTATGTCTTTTTTGAACTCGTCTAAACTATTCCACGACATATCAACATTGTTAGAGTTTGTATTGTCTACAATCTTGCCATTGTCTAATTGATAGAATGTGAAGCCGTCTTCTGTTTTGAATGTTGCTATAACTTGATTCATTTTGTATTCCTTATTAGTTAGGTTTAATCTTATACACATATATATCTAGTGTGTATAGATTCATTATACACAAATAATCTACTAATACAATATATGTTGTTAAATAATTACATTGTATTTTTCTATTGTTATTTTTAAACGATAGGTTTATACTATCTTAAAATGATCATAGATATATATTGTTTCTAGTCGTCTATAGACGATAACTATAAATTTAAATAATAGTAAGTATGTATATAGTCTATTCGGATGATTGTTAGATGTGAGGATAGATAGTCGCCTCTTCACGATCGCTTGAATTCAATATTTCCTCTATTGCCCTAGATTGGATTGGGTAACAATCAACTAACGGTAATGACTAATCAATAATCCTTTTTTGGTTTGGGTTACTTTGGACACCTACGATTCTTTAAATCCTTTTACTATTGTTTGGCAATTCGATTGGGTTTGAGTCTAGTAATGAGCGTGACCTATTCCCTTCCCCCCCCAAAGAAAATTTGTGTTTTCTAAACTATGCTATTATTTGCGTAGGAGGTGAATATGTTAGCAATAGAAAAGAATAGAGAGTTACCTAAAATAAGGGTTAGAAACAGTTATCCCTATAAGGTTATGGAGATTAGTGATAGTTTCTTTGTTGAGGACACGAGTTTACAAGTAATTTGTAATTCGAACTATCGAATGGGTAAACAACTGGGTATGAAGTTTATTGCCAGAAAAGAAAATGACGGGGTACGGGTATGGCGAACGGAATGACATCTCTTGCTGAACAAATACAGTCTGTGTCTGATGACACAAAGCGCAAGTATATGCAGAATATTTGGTCTATGGATAAGGAGCAAATCTTTCATGAGTTAATGCGTGTTCATGCGGAGAGTGCTAAGTTAATGTCAGCAGCGCAGATTGAGCTAGATCGTTTGCAAGCCATTATTGATGACCTAGATGATGCTAGTGACCTTAGACATTGAAAAGGCATGGTCTGAACAGTTGTATGAGTCTCGCATCTGTTTTAAGATAGAGATGCAAAGAGTCATAGAGTGCCATACCGATGCTGAAAAGATTGCCTTATTTGAGACTTGGAAGAAAAATTATTCTGAAAGCAGAGTCAATGACTTAGTGAAATGTGCTAAAGATAAGGTTAATCGGGTAAAGGTTGCCAATTGGGAATTTTAAGAAGTAGAACAGTTTGATCACCAGAAGAATACATGACCGCCTTTAATCAAAAACAGTTTTATAACTTCTGTTCACAGCTCAAGATTGAGACGAAAGAACAAGGTCTCAAGAAGATGGGTACTCTTTTAGGGTCACAAACCTATGTGATGGATGAGATTACCAAAGGTTTACAAGATGATGTTCATTTCTTTGTTATTTTGAAAGGTAGACAACTTGGAATCACAACCGTCTCACTCGCCCTTGACCTCTACTGGCACTTTATCCACCCAGGATTACAAGGCACACTTACTACCGACACCGAAGAAAACCGAGATATGTTCAGGTCAACCCTCGCGATGTATATGGATGGTTTACCCAAAGAGTATCGCATCCCGTTACTTGCTCACAACCGCAATCAGCTTTCCCTCAAAAACCGCTCTCGTCTCTTTTATCAAGTCGCTGGACTTAGAGCTAAAGGAAGTTTGGGTCGTGGCAAGGCGATTACATACTTGCATGGTACGGAAACAAGTTCTTGGGGAGATGAGGAAGGATTAGCATCTTTACTCGCTTCTTTGGCTGAAACCAATCCCCACCGTTTATACCTCTTTGAGAGTACCGCTAGAGGCTTTAATATGTTTCATGATATGTACGTTACTGCCAAACGAGCAAGGACACAGAGAGCCATCTTCTGTGGGTGGTGGCGTAATGAGTTATATAGCCTCGATCCTGAAGGCATGACCTATAAAGTCTATTGGGATGGCAAACTCACAGGTGAAGAAAAAGAATGGGTTAAAGATATTAAGAAGTTATATGGCGTAGAGATTAATTCTAGGCAAATGGCGTGGTGGCGTTGGAAGATGCTTGAAGGTATTAAGGATGAAAGTCTCATGTATCAAGAGTTTCCTCCTACCGAAGATTATGCCTTTGTCATGACAGGTACTTCATTCTTCTCAAATTCAAGGTGTACTGATGCTGTCAAAGCACTTAAAAAACGCACCTATGATTGTTATCGTTATTCATTCGGAGTCAATTTTCAAGATACCGAGGTTCTCAAGTCCACCGAACGTCTTGCTACTCTAAAGATTTGGGAAGAACCAGTTGATACCGCTTATTATGTCATTGGTGCAGACCCTGCCTACGGTAGTTCTGATTGGGCTGATCGCTTTTGTATACAAGTCTTTCGTTGTTATGCTGACGGCTTAGAACAAGTCGCCTCTTTTGCTACAGCAGAAATGAACACCTACCAGTTTGCGTGGGTCTTAGCCCACCTCGCTGGTGCTTATAAAAACTCTACCTTAAACTTAGAAGTCAATGGTCCAGGTCAAGCCGTTATTAATGAACTGAAAAACTTAAAAAGACAAGCAGCAGCCATGGGTACAGCCCTTGGTAAAGAACTTACCGATGTCTACGGCAATATGCAAAACTATATTTGGCGTAGGAACGATACCCTTGGTGGCTACTCTAACAGTATTGGTTGGCTAACCACCGCAGCGACCAAAGAACGGATGCTGTCTTACATGAAAGACTTCTTTGAGCGTGGCATGATGGACATTGTGGATATGGATACCATTGAGGAAATGAAAACCATTGTTCGGGATGGTGGCTCAATTATGGCAACTGGGCGCAATAAGGATGATCGGGTCATAGCCTGTGCTTTAGCGACTGCTGCTTTTGCTGAACAAGTACAGCCTCGCCTCATTATGCAAAAGATTACTAAACACATTAGTCGTATACAGGATGACTTTACCCCTGAACAACTGACCGTGGGTAGGAACGTAAGTGATTATTTGAAAAGAATTGGGGTATACGGCTCAGACGGACTTATCAATAAATGAAACCTACTATTCCTAAAAGAGAGTTAAAGGTTTTAATCAAACGGTTTCTGTCTGATAATGACCGTGGCATCTCACAAGAGTTATTTGCTGATCTGTGTGGTATTACCCGTAATCATTTACTCGATGTCTTTATTTATAAGACCGAACCGTTAACAGAGTATGTCCAAAGACGAGTCAGTAAAGGTTATTATCATTGGTTAGATGGTGAAGTAGCAATCATGGCGAACCGAGATAACACCCGTTTTCTGGAGTTTCGCAAAGAAGCCCAACCAATTATGCAAAAAGATACCCGTTTAGTCATGAAAAATGGCAAGATTGGTATACAAATCGGTATTAAAAACAAGTATGATTACAGTATTAAACCATTAGATGAACAGTAAAAGGGGAAAATGATGCCAGTTCTAAAGGATTTTAAATGCGATCACCACGGTTATTTTGAAAGCCGTCAACCGAAATGCCCAATGAAAGGCTGCACCCATGAAGTTTTCCAAGTTCACCTCCAAGCTCCTGGGCTGGTTTCGGCAAAAACCAAGTTTACCGACAAGTCCTCCAAGCAACTTGCCATTGAATTCGGAATGTCAAATATTAAATCCGCACGAGAGGGTGAGAATCAAGCAGGGTATCTCACCAGAAACAACAAGTTTACCGAAAAAGAGTATGCCAATGCCGAAAAATTCGCCACACGTAAACGGGGTAACAAAGACCAACTCAAGAAACCGCCCACCCCCGAAGCTCCGCAAGAACCCAGAGCAGGGGATAACGCCATCTGGGGTGGTGCGTTCCAAGGAATGAATATGCAAAGTATCTTGGCTGGCAGATATAGTCAGTCCATAAAAGGTGAGTCCGCAGGGTTGACACCAAGCCAAGCAGGGATTACAGTAGGACCACGGGCTGATCCAAGCTCAAGTTTACGTGATCCCGATAACTTACAGATTAAACGATGAGAATACCTACGAATCATGCTGATCGAGAAGATTTTTATCTTGATCTCATGGAAAAATGCTCAGTCTCAATGGCAACCCGTAAGGCAGATTACACTTCCTTGCGCTCTTACTACTTATTTGGCAGTTCGCCTGAACAGCCTCCTGCCTACTTTAATAAAATCCATCCGCATTTAGATCAGCTCACTAGCTTCTTGTATTCTGCCGAGACTACTCGGTTTTCTATTTCGCTCGGAGCTGCTGTACCTGAAGAAGAACAGTTTAAAACACCGATACTCACTCAAGCTCTGAATGATGAATGGCTTAATTCTAATGCCGATCAAATCTTTTCTTTAGCAATGACCTGGGCGTTAGTCTACAACACCACCTTTATTAAACTGGTTTATAACCGTGGCATTGTGCCATATATGATTGATCCGTCAAGCATGGGTGTACTA